GTTCTAATGATAAATCTGATGAATAAGTTGATGCCATATTAGTACGGTTTTATTGGTGTCCAAACCATTGTTGCTCCTGGTATTATATCGTTCCACGTAATAACCCCTGGTTCTACTGTATCTAATGTTAGACCTGAACCTGTAGGTAATACATTTGCTCCGGCTGTTATTGTAACATTTCCTGTAGCCAAGGTCAACGAGTTTCCAGAAGGGGTTACGTTAGTATCTATATTAATTGTAAATGCACCTATACCTAAAGATACCGCACTTCCTGTAAGTGTGTGATTAGCGTCAGCAGTAATAGTTAAACTACCTGTGCCTAATGCAAGTCTATTTGGATCTAAATTTTCAGTAACCGAATCTGCAATAATACCTACACTACCGATTGTAATAGATAAACTATTACCTGTTACTGCTATAGAAACATCCGAATCGGGTCCTGATGTAGCGAATGGTAATGCTGATATTGCGTCAAATCCTAAACTCATAAATAATCCTTAAAAGGAGGCAGTAGGTATGTGGTGGTGTACTGCCCCCATCTAAAGATTATATCATCGTTTAAACCAAGAAGGAAGACCTAAATGTAGACGTTTGTCAAACATATTATCTTTCGCTCCAGGTGTTTTACGGTTATTATAATGCAGAAAAACTTGAACGCATTCTTTGCCTTTGAATTTATTTCGCCAATGCTCTAGCTCACAGCCAGAATAAACTAACATATCTCCTGGTTTTAAATCTACTTTAACACCTTTAGTATTATCAGATACATAACCCATACCATCTTTTACACCACCTTTTGTAGAATCAGGCTCAAGATATATTGGCCAATCATCACCACCAAGATTCATAGTCGTAGATATTTCACAACTAAATCTATCTTTGTGTCTTTTTAAAACATCGCCTTTTTTATAAATTCTTGCATAAGTATAAGCTGGATATAATTTAAGACCTGTTACCTTTTCCATTTTTGGTTGACATTTTAACATTAAAGTTTCCATAGCAATATTAGAATACTGACTATAAGTTTCTGGTATCTGTTCATCTTTACCTTCGTAATGACCTATAATGTTTTCAAATGGTGAGAAGTATCTAGCTTTTCTACAAGTATCATAAACTTGTTTTTGCATACTAAAATAGTTTGCAACAAAAGCTGCTAGGTCTTTTGATATTGCTTGACGGATAACTGTATATTTGTTTTTTTTAAAACTCATTAAAAATAATTAAAATTTATTACCATTCTATTGTTACAGTTTGTAGAATTTGTACCATAGTGTTTTGTTGGTGCATCAAAAAAAACAATTCTGTTAGCTTTACTTTCTACTTTGTTGTCTCCTATCATAGTATAACCATCATTATCATTTAAATAATATATCGCTGCCTTGCATTTAAAAGATTGATCAGGGTGCTTATCAAATTTAATTAATTTATTTGATATAGGATTACAATTAGCTTTTATTCTAATTAAAGACAAAGGTTTTAATTTTTGTATTAAAGAATCTAATCGATTAAAATAATCAGAATTAATTGTGTTATCTGCATAAAAAATATGCACAAATTGATAGTCAAATATTTTATCTAAAGGTTTTGATTTTCCTTTATTAAAATACCAAGGAAAACTATTGGATTCCATAATATTTTTTAAAATTAAATGTTTATCGACAGTTAAATAATTATCTTCTATTTTAAACATCTTTAGCCATTTCTTTTGGTACTGCTTGTATGTTCCAATGTATAAATCTAAAAGGCTCTTTACCAAAATCTACACTAAACTCGTGTTCTAAAAATCCTGGAAAGATAATTAATGTACCTGGTGTAGGTTTAAAATGTATAAGCTCACTACCACCCCACACACCTTTTATATCTGGTTTCATTTTTAATTTTGTAGCTCTTGCACCCGTTCTTGGTTCGTGAAATACAGGATAAGATGTTTTATCACTACACTTTAAAAAATAAAAACCTGATACGTGTTGATTCCAATGTACGTGTGCTGAATGATGGCCGCCACCTTTTTTAGCAAACTCTTGCACCCACAGTTCACTAAACATAGTTGTATATTGTGACATATCATAACCTTGATGGTCTAAATACTCCCAAGACTTTTGACCAATGTAATTTCTAAAATCTAAAAAATCATTGTCAGCTGTTAATGGTGTTGAATGATATGATCTTCCAAAATCACCGTGTTCTTTAATATATTTTTTCTCTCTTGTTCTTGCATCTTTAATATATTTATTAGATGCTTTAGTTAAAGATTTTACAAACTCTGGTTTTTGTTCTGACCAAATAGTCGTGTTAAAATAGTTATTTATATACATTATTTAAACGGCTTTCCTAAATGCCAGACAACAAGACTGTATCTTGTGCCTGATGTTACTGGTTTAACTCTATGCCAAACAAAAGAAGGAAACACGATAATGGAACCTTTGGGTAAAATTTCTTTTGCTCTTTTTAAATGTTGACTTTCATCTCTCATATGTGGATCATAGTTTCTAAAATCAAATTCTAATTCTCCACCTGTGTATTCTGAACCATCTGTTAACTGACAAGTCATAGATAGTTTTCGAATTCTTCCGTGCTCTGGATTGTTAGGATCTTTTCTGTCATAAGGTTTATCCCAACTATCACAATGCCAATCATAGTATTGATTGTGTTTATATTTTGTAAACTGACAAGACTCACTTCTTTCCCAATCAAAGTTCCAACCAGCATTTTTGTTAGCCATATGAACATATGGATGTAATTCTTTATATATCCAAGTATCATTCAACCATACTAAATCAGAGTTTCTTTTTCTTTTTAAATCTTTAACTTCTTCTTTTTTTAATTTTCTATCACCATAGCCACCTGTTCTAGCCATAACTTCTTCTTGTGAATTTGCATAAGCTATAACATCATCACAAAATTTAGGTGTAAGTACACCACTAAAATACCAATAATGATTAGATAAATTCATAAGTTATTGTTTGGACAAAGTTTAATGAATCTTTTTGATTGTTAGTTAGGTAATACATATTAGTTGATGGAAACATAATAAATTGATTATTCTCTAATGGTATATCCCAAGATCTACCTTTACGTCTGTTATCTTCATAATGTATTCGAACAAAACAATTTTTAACTTTTACACCATATAATAATGTAAAGTCTGGAGAGTTACGTAGATCCACTGGATCAATATTTAATAAAGGAATAGTTGTTTCCGCAGGTTTATAGATATTTCCCCACGTTGATTTGTTAACTAAATTTACACCATACTCAAGACCAACGTGATCTCGCATATATGTATTTAACATATCCCAAGTTCGTGAAAACGGAAAATCTTTGTTTTGAATTACTGATTGTAAAATGTCGCCTGATAATTTATCTCGGTCAATGTCCCAATCTTTAGGCATCGCCACATCACCATAATATAGAGCTTGTTCTGTTAATACTTTCTTCTGCATACCACCACCATTTTTAATTTATGCTTTGCTATCTGTCAAGTCCCAAGATTGATTAGCTTCATTCCAATTGTAATACCACATATGAGTATTTGCATCATTTTGAGCTTGTTGCTCTGCAGTTAATGCTGGAGCATCACCGATTGGTGATTTCCAAGTTGCAGTTGTAGTATCTTTTACCCAAGAAGCATATGGTTTTTTAGGCCAAAAGATTTGATTATCTTCGTCCCAAGTATAACCTATACCTGCGTAGTTACCTCTAAAAGGTGTACCACCGTCTTTATGTTGTCCGCCTTGTGTATTGTATGAAGTTTGAATCCACATTTGTGCAGGCCAATTATTGTGTGTTTCTAAATATTGTTGACCTACTGATTCATCTTCAACACCATCAGCATTTAACATATCTTTGTTATCAAGAGTTAGTACTTGAATAACTTTTCCGTTTGATCCTAGTTTTGCAAAATGTGCCATAATGTTTCTCCTTATATATTAATTTTAATTATCATTCAACTATTGAAATTTGTACCTTATCACAACTATACCAGAGCCACCAGTTGCACCAGCTGTATTTGATCCCGGTCCTGGGCCTCCTCTACCGCCTGCACCACCTCCAGTATTGACTGTTCCATTTACTCCAGCAGCAGCACAAGGTCCTGTTGTTCCGGCGCCACCTCCACCAGCTCCACCAGCTCCTAATGCTGAACCAGCATAACCACCGCCACCGCCACCACCAGCTCTTGTGACAGCTGAACCTGTTATTGAAGTTGTTGCTCCTGCTCCTCCTGCTCCCGCTACGTTTACAGGGCTTCCTTTATCTCCACCAGTAGCTGTTGCTCCACCACCACCACCACCAGAATTACCCCCTGTTCCACCAGGGTGTCCTTGAGCTGGACTTACGGAAGGTGTATTACCGGCTCCTCCTACAGTACTATTACCACCATTACCACCACCTCCAGATCCACCATCTGCTCCAGTAGCAGGTGATGGAGAGTGTGAACCTCCGCC